ACCTCCTTGAGCTGCAGGAGATGGTCGGCCATCGGCGTGGCCTGCGGCACGGCGCCGGCAGCGAGCGCGCGGGCAACGGCCCCGCGCGTCGTCGTGACGAGCGCATCCTCCTTCGGTGCAGTCGGTGCGTTCATACCTTCCCACCCTCCACGTCGGCGAGGTACTGCCGTGCGATCACAGTCGCGTTGTCGAACTCCTCCTCAACCAACCAGCGCAGGAACCGCTGGCGCTCGTGCAGCCGCACGGCCTCGTTCATGTCGACCGCGGCCTCCGACACCAGCGGCTTCGCGATCGTGCTCGTGAGCAACTCGGCGGCGAGCCCGTTGCCGTCGAGGGCGGCCTGCGCGATGTGGCGGCGCAGGCGTTCCAGCTCGTCGGTGATGCGGAACATCTCCCACTGGCCGACCGCCCTGCCGCTCTGGTAGGCGCTCACGATCCGGTCGGCGCATTCATCGGCCTCGGCGAGCTTCTGCTCGAGGGCGACCCGGGAGACTGCGGGCGCGTGCCGATACCACCAGTAGCGCGCCCGCAGCCAGAGCTGACGGACCGGGTTGTTCCACCACAGGCGCCGAATCACTCCCACGGCAGATCTTCCTTCGGCGGCGTCGCGGGCAGCCGCTCCTCGCCGGGGCGCACGGGCACGCGCGGGTCGTTCGGCGCCTTGCCGCCCTTGTAGGCCGGATTCAGGTCGCGGTAGCCGCACTCGCGGCACAGCGCCTCGAACACGTCGATGTCACGCTCGGTCATTTCGTAGACCTGCGCCAGTGTGCGCCGCATCTTCTGGACCGCCGCGCACAGGTGGAAGTCGTTCATCGCCGTCTCGTCGGAGATCGTGATGCTGGTGCCCTTCGACTCGCTGATGTAGGGCACCGCGTACTCTCGGTTGAACATCTCTGGCTCCTCTCGGTTGGGTAGGCGGCGGGCCTGCATCGTTGCCTTCATCGCCTCGCCTTTGTCGGGTGGCCTTGCCCGCTACGACCGAGGCCGAGTACCCGCCGCCACTAAAGCCCGTGCGCCGGGGGTCGAAGCGTCGGTCGACAGACCTTTCCCCATGCCGCCCCCGGCACGCCCACGGGCACTACTAGCTCCTCTGCGCCGCGACCGGACGGCCGCGGTTCGCCACCCTGTCCAGCTCCGACAGCACGGCCAGCGACAGCGCGCGGACCTCGTGCGGCTCGAGGTTCCACGCCTGGTTCGACGTCACGTACAGGGCTTTCTGCTGACACGCGCCGTCGTCCTTCCTGAATCCGCACGCGAGCAGCAGGTCGGCGTTCCTGAACCACCACTTGCCGGACTTCGCGGGCGACTCCTTCACCACCGTCTCGGGCTGCTTCCACGCGAGCTCGAGCGACTGCGCGATGCTCTTGAGGTACTCCGGGTCCGCGAGCTGCGAATCGCGCGCGGCCTCGCCGTCCGGGTCTCCCGGCGGCTCGTCGCTGGGCGGCGGCTCGTCGGCTGGCGGAGCGTCAGGGGCGGGTGCGCTATCCGTGCGCGCGGGCGTCGGAGTCGTTCCGCCCCCGCCTCCCGCCCCCTCGCCGACGTTCAGTTCGTGCCCCGGCCGGCCACAGTACGCGCCCGTCTCCGGGCTGTACCGCTCCGCCAGGCGCGTGTACGCGAGCCGCCAGTCGGCCATCGGCACGTCCGCCGCCGACTTGATCGTGGGCACCACGCCCTGCTCGGTCAGCATCGCGACCAGCGTGAGGCGGATGTGCTCGTTGCGCGCCTCCTTGCCCTTCTTGTTCGCGAACATCTTCGCCAGCTTCATCAGGCCGACGAACTTCTCCTGATAGTCGACCGGCTCGGCGGGCGCCGCCGGGGCTGGCGCCCCCGCGGCGCCACCGTTCCCCCCGATAGGGGCGGCTGCCCCGGCGACCTCGTCGACGACGCGCGCCTCGCTCTTGGGCTTCGCGAGCGCCACGTCGACCTTCTCGCCCATCGTCTGCGCGGGCGGCGTCACCTCGATCGGCGCGTCGTCGTCCATCTCGACGTCGTGCTGGATGCCGATGCCGCGCATCGCCGCCGGCGCCGTGCGCCGTGCACCGCGCAGCCACCAAGACTTGAAGATCATGTCGCGCGGGTGCTTGTCCCACGCGCTGCTCGGCTTCAGCAGCCCGGCCGTTTTCGCCTCGTCGATGTGGTAGGTCAGGTTGTAGCGCGGGTGCTTCTCGGACGCCTGGAACCAGCCCTTGATGTGCTGGTCGTCCTCCTCCTCGACGCCGAACATCCACTGGGGCGCGCGTGCCTCGACGAGGCCCATGAGGAACTTGTAGTCGAAGCCGATCTTGTTCCCCGGCAGCGGGTGCACGTGCTGCAGCCCGCCGACCGGATCCTCGCCCATGCCCATGAGCACGAGCATCCCCGCCTGCACCTGCTGGGGATTCTTGAAGCACGAGGGCAGGACGCCGAGGCCGCCGCCACCGCTGAACATCACGATCGCGACGTCCTTCAGCGTGGCCCACGCCGTAGGGTTCTCGAACACCATCGCAATCGACGGGTTCACCTTCGCGACTGCCTGAGTGCTCACCGCGTCACCTCCTAACGCCGAAGGGGAGCCCGACTCCTCGGGCGCGGGGGCCTAGTCCCGAATCCCGATTCATCGCGCTCCCCTTCAGGCCCCCGCTATGCACGCAAGGTAGAGGGCCGTGGGGCTAGGTGTCAAGCCCTATTTTTTGGCGTCCATCAGCTCCGTCTTGCGGTCGCTTCCGCGGCTCGACCCGAAGTAGTAGTTGAGGACTCCGGTGACGCCGGCCGCAAGCATCCCGAGCAGGAGCGTGAAGGCGTCCGCGTTCTCGACCGGGATCTTCTTCGTCAGCAGCAGGAACAGGATCGAGAAGAACGCCCCGTTGAAACCGATCGCGAGCACCGCTGGCACCCAGTCCTTGAGCGAAACCTCGCGGGCCCGCGCGCTGCCGCGGTCCTCGACGGCCAGTTTCTCAAGGTTGATCTCGTGGTCGAGCACGAACTTCGCGTAATCCTGCTCGAGCTCCTTGAGCTTCAGGAACATGGCCGGGTCCGCGGCGAGCACCGCCTCGGCGATCTTCTCCTCGGACGCCTTGGGGTCGCCCAGGAGCACCTCGCCGAGCTTCTTGACCACGCTGCCGGCCAGCGGCCCACCGAGCGCCGTTGCCAGCGTGGGCGCGACCTGCCTCAAGAGATCCTTCCAGTTGGCCACGGGCTCCTCCTACAGGTTGTTGATGCGGACCTCGAGCGCCCGCAGGCGTTCGCGAATGGCCGCGTGCGTCGAGTCTGCCTGCCGCTCGAGCGCGCGGATTTCCTCCCGACTCATGTAGACCAGGCGGGCGACGACAAGCGAGGAGTCGATCGAGGCGATGTGCCGCTCAATAGTAGCCTGCGAACTGGCGATCGACCGCTGCCCGAGCGTCTGCGTGGTCCACATGCCGCCCATGATGAGGACCGCCGCGGCGATCTTCACCACGTCCCACAATCCGAATCTCAGGCGTTCAACCGGCACGTCCCGCTCCACCACGCGGCCTCCGCTCACAACCTGGTAAGTGGCGGGGCGCTGACGCTGTTCCGCGCCGGCGCCCCGCTGGCGTCGTCAGTCGGGGATCGGAGCCCCGGCCGACAGGTTCACGTTGCCGGGCGTGCCTTCGGTGATCGGAGCGATGGCTGCGATGGCTGCCAGTTGCACGGTCTCGGTCATCACGACACCTCTCGCATCTTCCGTGCCAGCCGGTTCAGGTAGCCCGGAAGGAACTCGAGCTGGTCCGGGATGCCGTCCCGGTCGGCGTCGGTGAGGTTCTTCGCAGCCAGCCTGCCGTAGAACAGCATCTGCTCCACGGCGAACAGGCGACAGAGTTTGGTTCCGTCGAGGTAGGGCGTCGCAGCCAGGGTGACGGGCCCGAGAATGCCGTCGTCCTTCACGTGCAGGGCGCGCTGCAGGAGTTTCGTCGCCTGCGTCGCACCCATGTGCACCGCGGCGTCGAATACGAACCAGCGCACCGTCTCGTTGACGATTTGACCGATCTTCGTCGACTTCAACAGCCAGAAGTAGAAGCCCACGGCGTCGCCGTGGGTCAGCGTTCGGATCTGCTCGGGCGTGACGTCATGGTTCCAGTACGGCTTGAGGCCGCGGGCGGTGATGCCCCACTTCGTCGCCCCGCCCGGGTCGGCCGGATTCCACACGAACAACTCGCCGCCCTCGTCGGCGATGATGCGCTCGATGATCTCGAGATCGTTCATGGCGCTGTGACTCCTGCTGGGACCGACATGCCGCCCATCGCGGGGGGCCCGAAGCGGGCGCTTCCTTCACGCGGGTGGATCGGCCGGCGATGCTCCGCGAGCACCTTCGGGTCCAGGTCTGGGAACCCCAGCGCGTGCTGGGCCCGCTGCTGAAGCGTCAGGTCGTAGTACGCCGACCGGACGCCCAGGGCATCGTACATCCATCGGGTCGCGTCGCGGTCGAAGATGTCGGGGTTGAGCTGCAGCGTCCCGCGCACCGGCCGGTAGAGCAGGGCCATGAGCACCTTCAGGCCGAGATCCTCGCCGGCGCCGCCGATGCCCGTGACCACCTTCCCCCACGAGTCGCCGCGCGCCTTCGACATGACGGTGTTGAGCACGGGTCCGCCGATGCCGAGGAAGCCGTGCGAGGCGCGGAACGCGAGCCCCTGCTCGGAGCGCGCGAACGCGTCCTTCAGCCCCTCGCTGTCGGGGAACAGCAGGCGCAGCAGCCCCAGCGCCGCGAGTGCAACGAACGGCGTGTAGGCGACGAGGAAGTTCTGCCCGACCACCGCGCTCGCCGACGCGAGCATCCCGAACACCATGATCGTCCGCGCGAACTGCGCCGCCATCTGGCGGTCCCAGTGCGTTGCGCCGCCCTTGCGGACCCAGCCGGAGAACCCCGTGGGCTCGCCGTAGGGCTCCGCCTGCCCCATCCGCGGCGCCGTGTACGCGTGCCGGCCGCTCGAGCCGCGCACGGTGCGCGGCGCCGGCTCGCGGCCCGTCAGGCGGTTCACGATCGCGCCCGCGACCCGGCCGGTTCCCTGCAGTCCCGCCAGCTCGCGGTGCACGAAGCTGCTCCACGGGAACGTCGAGAACAGCCCGAGGAACGTCTTGTACCAGGCGTCGGACATGCCGGAGAACTGCCCTGTCCGGTCGTAGTTGAAGTTGGTGAAGTACTCGTTGAAGGCGACGAACGAGGCCACGGAGTCGTCGCGCTTCATGGTCCCGCGCAGTTCGCGGATCATGGCGTTGCGATTCTCGAGCGTGGACACCACCTCCTGCGCCGTCACGTGCCAGTCGATGCCGTACCGCTCGGCCTTGTCGATCGCCGCCATGACGGAGACGCCACGGATCAGCGCCTCGGCGCCCATCATCCAGTTGAGCATCCCGCGCGCCAGCATGACGTCGATCGCGTGCTTGCCTTCCTCGAGGTTGCCAAGGTACTCGTCGAGCGACGCCGCGAAGCCCTGCTTGAACTGCCCGGCGTCGATCAGCAGCTCCTCGCGCGTGTACGGGGCCGCCGCCAGCATCCGGTTGTAGACGTCGACCGGGATCAGGCCGTGGAAGTGCAGGTACTCCGCCGTCGAGCGGAGCGCCTTGCGGGCCGTCACGGGCCCGGCCCGGCGCAGGCCACCCAGCATGGAGCGCAGCCCGTACCAGGTGTAGACGTGGGTGAGCAGGCCCGTCATGTTCACCACCGTCGTCGCCGTCGACAGGCCGACGAGGGCCATCGACAGGCGCCGCCCCATCCACGAGACGAGCGCGGTGCCCGGCTTGAACGACATGCGGGTGATGGCGTGGCGCTGCCGGAGCATCTCGGCGATGACCTTCTCGGGCGTGAACTTCGCGCCGCCCAGCTTCCACAGCCTCATGCGCATCCCGAGTGCGAAGTCCATCGCGTGCTGCAGCGGCGGCGCCAGCTCCGCGTTGCCCGCGCCGTAGGCGTGTCCCCCGCTGCCCGCCCACACCTGCCCGCCGAGCGACGTCGGGCCGCCGACCTTGACCCACGAGCCCGGCTGGGTGAAGTGCGGCGTCGAGCCCTGGGCGACGTACACGTAGCGGTCGGCCGGCTTGCCGGCGACCTCGAGCGTGCCCAGCGCCTCGCGCGAGACGCCGGCGTAGCCCATCGCCGTCTCGAACTTCACCGGCGAGACGCCGCCCCCCAGCTTCGCGAACATGACCTGGCGGAAGTGGTCATTCATCAGTTGCGAGAAGCGGCCCTCCGCGGGGAAGCACCAGCGGATCGCCGCTTCCTTGATCGCGATGGCGGCCTGCGGGTCGGCCTTCGAGTACTCGCTCGAGAGCAGCCGCTTGACGTCGGCCAGGAACGGGATGCGCGCCATGTAGGCCGCGGCCCAGCGCCGGTACGCCAGCGCCGACACCCAAAAGTCGCGCTCGTAGTTGTCGTCGCCCTCACGCTGGTTGGCGAAGCGACGAGTCACCTCGCGCCGCTCCTCGGGCCCCAGCTTGCGGTCGTGGAAGAAGTCCTCGATCGCGTCGACGCCCCACTCGATGTCGCCGCGGATGATGTGGCTCATGTAGTTCTTCCGGTACTTCGGCGGTGCGATGCCCGCCTCCGTCGCGGCGGCCACCACCATGCGGAAGATCCGGTCGTTATCCTGGTGGATCGCGCGCAGCTCGCGCGCCCACTTCTTCTTGAACGCCTGCACCGAGGGCGTGTTCAGCTTGTTCCAGTCCTTCCAGTCGTCCGAGCCGCGGTCGGCCGGCTCCTCGAGCGACTCGAGCGCCGCCATCGCCGTCGCCGACTGCGGGTAGTACTGCTGGACCTCCTTGATGAAGTCCGGGCCCACCGCGGCGAACAGCTCCTGCTCGAGCTCGCTGCCGCCCGCGTCCATGCCCGCGCGCATCGCCATGAGGTGCGCACGCTGCGCGGGCGGGAACACGACGAAGTCGCCCATCGTCGCGCCCGGCGAAACGCGCCCGGCGCGGTACAGGCCCGACTCGCTGGCCGGATCGACGCTGACCTTGTGCTTCGCGAGCACGGTGCCGTCCGGGGCCCGGGTGTAGATCGTGCTGGCCTTGCGCCCCAGCCCGCGCGCCACCTTGCGCACCGCGTCCTTGGTGAACTCGCCCGTGCGCGAGAGGAACCAGTTCAGCACCGGGTCGAGCGCGCCGAAGCCGCCGCCCAGGGGCGAGCGCCCGGCGACGTTGCCGAGCTGGTCCCACACGTACTGCGCGATCTCCGCGAGCCGGTCACCGACGTTCTTGCCCTCGATGGCCTCCTGCAGCACCGGACCCATGCGCTTCTGCACCTCGGCCCGCACGCCGGCCACCTTCGTCATCTTGGCGTGGATGTCCTTCAGCACCGCGCGGGCGGACGCGGGGAGCTTCTTGCCCGCGGGCCCGGTGAGCAGCTTCAGCACGCCCGACCTCGTGAACGCGCCCAACGGCCGCTCGCCCTCCGGGATGTACTGCTTGATGATCGCCACCATCGCCCGGTGGGCCTGCAGTTCCGTGTCGTTCAGGTGCAGCGTCAGGCTGCCCGCGGCGTGCGCCCAGTCGGACGGCATGATCCCCGCCGTGCCGGCGGCGAGCAGCGCGTCGGCCTGCTCCTGCGGCAGCTTGTCCACGACGTCGGCCTTCCACGCCTTGATGGCCGACCCGAGATCCGAGTACGACAGGCCGCGCTTCAGCACGTCGCGCAGGAACTGCTCCTGCACGAGCTTCGTGAACACCTTCGGGTTCCAGCGCACGAACGCGCCGATGACGGACGCGTACTTCGGGTCGAGCGTCACCGCCTCGGCGCCGGGCGGGAAGTAGTGCGCGCGCAGGTCGGCGTCGAGGTGGTAGAAGTCGACGAGCTGCTTGACCTCGACCTCGCGCAGCCGGAGCTGCTTGGCGATCGCCTCCACGTTGTCGCCCCGCGCGTTCGCCTGGAACGCCAGCTTCGCCAGCTCGGAGTGCGTATTGCCGATGCCGCTCCGGTTCGAGAGCTGCGCGAGCCGCTCGGCGTAGGCGAGCGAGCCGCCGGTGACCTTCACCGGGATCGCCTCGTTGCGCGGGCCCGTGACGGCCCACTTCCCCGTCTCGGGGGACTTCGCGAACGCGTTCGACGCGAGGTACAGCCGGTGGTGGCCGGACAGCAGCCAGAGGCCGCCGGGCGGGCCCAGCTCGCCCGCGACGTCCTTCCAGACGGTCGGCGGGTTCAGCTTGAGCTGGTCGGGGGAATACCCGCCTTCGGCCTCGAGGAGCGTCTGGACGTTCCCCTGGTTGACGAGTTGCTCGAGCGACTTGGGTTCGCCGCTTTGCTCGCCCGCTGTGTCGCGGTTCTGGAACCGCGGGTGTGTGCGAATCTCCGCCGGCGCCACCTCGGCGTCGTAGACGCCGTTGCCACCAACGTCGCTCGAGATCAGGTCGGGGCGCTGTTCGATGTCGGCGAACGCGTCGGCAGGCGCCCCGAAGCTGCCGACGCGACCCTCGGCGCCGAGCATCGCTGCGCCGCCGAACATATCCTGCTGTCCGGCAGCGTCGAGCGCGCGCTTCGCCACGAGCCGTGCTTCCTTCGCCGCATCGAAGTCCTCGGGCGGCTTCTCGCCCGACAGCCGCGTGGCCTCGACCACCGCCTCCGCGGGCGACATGCGCTCGCCGAGGAGCTGCTCGAACCACTGGCCGAACGAGCGCACCTCGCCGCCCAGCGCGCCCACGGCGCGGCCCTCGCCGCCCGCGGCCGCGATCGGCGCCGGCGGCATCTCGGGCGGCGGCATCTCGGGGAGAGCGCCCTGTTCTCCGGGCGCCTTCTTCCACGGCTGCAGGTACACCATGACCGGCTCGGCGGCCACGATCGGGTCGGCCTGTGGCTCGGGGTTTGCCACGGTCGCGGGCGGCGTGCCGCGGATCTGCAACCGCACGTGACCGTCGTTCGTGAAGCCGATGAGCGTCGCAGGCATTCCGTACACGTAGGGCACGATGTCGCTGCCCTCGATGGCGGGCATCCCGTTCAGCAGGACTTCTTCGCCCTCGTGGCCCTGCAGTTCGGCGAGGCGCGCGACGTTCTCGCGCTGGGCGCGCGCCTCCTCGTCGTCGTTGCGCTGCTGTGCCTTGGTGGGCTTCGCCTTCTTCGGCGCCGGGGGCTCGGGCGCGGCGAGCGCCTCCCTCACGGCGGCGCCCTTGCCCGCGTTCGATGCGAGCACCTCGGGCGGCTTCTCCTCGTTGGGCGGGACGTCGCGGCTCACGGCGGGCGGCGGCGCGTCGGGCAGCTCGCCACCGATCTCGCCTTCGAGGAGCGAGCCGATGTCCTCGGGGTCCGCGGCGTCCAGCAGGTCGGGGTCGATCAGGAGCCGCTTCACCTGGCCGCTCACGGCCGCCCCCAGCATCGCCATCTTCTTCGCGATGATCGCAGCGTTCCAGTCGTCAACGGGCGTGTCTCCGAACAGGTAGATGATGCGCGACAGACTCTTGGTAGTCAGCCGCACCGTCCGCCCTGCGAGCTGCACGTTCGATACACCGTTGAACGGCGCCGTGATGACAATGGTGGTCCGAGGGCGGTCCCCCACCGTGTCGTCGGCATTGATACCTGTGCCGCCGCTTTCGACAGTAGCAACGAGCACGCGAGCGGCGCCAGACTGAAATGCGGAAAGCGCCTCGGCGGCGTGCACGTCGGCGGCGCCGTGCAGTTCGGCGAACGGGATGCCGGCCTTCGCGAGCAGGGCGCGCAGGATTTTCGCGGTGCCCTCGCTCTCCGCGATCGTCTCGCGGACGCGCTCGCCGGCCCTGTCCTTGCCGATGGTGACCTGCACCTCGGAGTAGTTCACGCGCGCGACGTACAGGATCACGCTGCGCCCGGCGGCCAGCTCGTTCTTCGTCAGCTCGAGCGCGGCCTCGGCCTTCACCGGCTCCTGCTGGCGGCGCTGGTGCATGAGCATGACGGCCTTCGCCCGCGGGTTCGTCGGGTCGAAGTGCGCGGCGATCTTCTGCAGCTCGCGGTGCGTCTCGCGGGGCAGCGCCAGGCGACGGAAGTGGATGTCGACGCCGTCGAGGCTGATCTCGCGCTTCACCATCGAGCCCTTCTCCGTCATCCGCTCGAACAGGGCCTCCATGTTCCGCAGGATGTGCTCGAGCTTCACGCCGCGGCGCGGCACCCACATCTTGCGCTGGCCCTTCTCGACCAGGTTGAAGCCGAGGCCCCACACCGCGTCGCGCAGCGACTTGCCTTCGAGGATGCCGATGCGCGCGAGGTACTCGATGTGCGTGGGCTTGTCCGCGGGCGTGGCGCTCGCGAACAGCGCGGCGTGCGCAGCGTTCGCGAGCACCCGGCCCTTCATGGCGAGCTTGGTGCCGGTCTGCGTGTTCTTCAGCGCGTGCGACTCGTCGAAGATGTAGACGGCGTTCCGGTTCTCCTTCAGCGCCGCGTCGGTCAGGTAGGTGTAGGTCGTGACCGTGATGCCGTCCGCGGGCAGCGGGCCGTCCTTCGGGCGCCACAGCCGGACGTCGACGCCCATCGTGGCGGAGTCGTTCGCATAGGAGCCCGCGAGCCGCGCGACGCCGCCCGTCGCCTTGAGGCTCTTGTCGTCCCACGGCTTGCCGATCACCTCGTTGGGCACGACGATGTAGACCGGGTGGCCGTCCGCCCGGTACTTCTCGGCGACGGCGAGGATCTGCCGCGTCTTGCCCACGCCGGTGCCGTCCGCGAGCAGGAACGCGCCGCGCTCGGGGTCGTCCATCGCCAGCACGGCCTTCGCGACGCCCTGGCGCTGGAAGTGGGTCAGGTGCTGCGCGAGCCGCTCCGGGACTCCGCGTTCGGCTACTTCTTCGGTGAGATCGGGGCGGGCGATGGTGATGCGCTCGGCGCCTTCTCCCTTGACGGGTACGCGCGCTCGAGGAGCGCCGCCGCCGACAGTTCCTCGGACGTCAGAGCGTCCGCCGGATCCTCCGGGTTGGCTGGGATGCGCGGGTGCTTCGGCACGGGTGGCCTCCTTCGGGGCGATGGCACGCCGCTTCAGCTCGGCGCGCAGGGACTCCTTCAGCGGTCCGGCGGGCTGCTTCGCCTCGGCGTTCCGCAGGTGCTCGTTGCCCATGTCGCGGATCGGGACGTTCCCGCCCCGCGACTGGCTCGGGTAGGTGGTGGGTGCCTGCCCCGCGGCGGGAGCGACGGGCGCGGTCGTACCTGCCGGGGTCGGCGTCGTCGCCGGCCGTGCCCCCGCCGGGGGTGGATTCTCGAGGATGCGCTTCAGCGCCTCGCCGGCCGCCTCGCGCTCCGCAACGTCGATGTCGGTCGCCTTCGCCATCTCCCCCAGGCGGCGCTCGATCTCCGCCCGGCTGGCTTCAGGCGCCTCCGCGTGCGCCTCGGCCATGCCCGTCGCCCAGCGGTCGACGTACCGGGCGCGGTTCGCCTCCGGGATCGGCTTCACCGGGCCGCGGGGGATCTCGACGTGCATCCCGCGCTCCTGCGCGGAGAGCTTCGGGCCCTCGCTGCGCGGAGCGGGGGCGGGCGGCGCGGGGGGCGCGGGCGGC